AAACACGCTATTTCCTCATCGCTTAATTCGACAGATTTTTCGCCCATCGATCGACCCGCTTTCTGGCGCGCCGATCTAGCGCAATCTCCAGAATTCCCAGTACATGGTATTCCGCGTCTTCAGCCACCTCCAGCGGCAAATCACCCAGTGCCTCGATCAACTCGCGCACCGCCAATTCGAACCGCTCAAGCTTGCTCATGGAATGCCGATCGCTGAATTTGGAAACTGGTCGGCTGGAGAAGCTTGTCTCCACTCTTGTTGTGCCTGATCAGCGCATAAGCGCATCGACGCAAGAATCCGGCACTGCTGTCAAAACCGTAAGCGCGCAAAGCTTCCTGAAAATCATTTACGTCTTCTTCCGGTAATTTCAGCGTTCCAAGTGATCGCATCACCGGATCACCAAAAGTCATATTACCTATTGGATTCATCTGTAATCGTTTCAACGACAAAAGAAATTTAGCCTTCCGTCATCTCAGTGTAGCCGAACGTAGCCAAAATGCATTAATAAAATACGTTCACTGCCTGTCTTGTTTAATGTATGGTTTGAATGAATCTATGGACACTCAGGAACGTCCTACGCCACGGCAGGCGAGTAAGCTTTTCGACGAGTGTGAAACCTTAATCAAAGAGCTTGCCGAAAAGAAGTATTACGCACACCTCTCTATCATCGACAGCCATTCCCGTCGCTTGCGGGATCAATACTTTGACATGGCTACTGCCCGAAAGACTGCGGCTGCGGTCCAGTTACTGGAAATCGTTCATGGACCGACCAAATGGAACAAGGAAGAACGCAAACGATTGCTAAATAACGCGGCAAAAGTTGTCTAGCGAAAATAACAAAAATTTCAGCCGCTTCACTGGTTCGCAATCGTATCGCATTCGGTACGTAAACTATACGCAAACTATACGCAAAGTTATCGTTTTTGTATTGCGTAATGTGCATCGTGCATCTTGCATAGGATAACGTGTCATCACTTGTGTGCTATGTGTTCAAGCACATTTAAGGACGCTCTATGTCAGGTGTGTCATTCCAAAGACTGCTAGAAGTCAATGAAGTAGCCGAACTGCTCAGTGTTACAAAACGCACCATCTGGAAATGGAGCAGACTCGGAATTTTACCCAGTGTCCGCATGCCAGGCGATATCATTCGCTGGGATCCGGAAGAGATCAATAAGTTCAAAACCTCTCGCACAATCGGTAAACTTTAATGGCTCTCGTTCCCAGACGGATCTGGAACCTTATGTCGCCCGCTGATCAGGCGGACCATACGCCCGATGACACGCCGGAAGCTTTAGCCAGAGCGCCGGCACCCGATCTAAAAGGCCAGGAAACCAAGCAGCAGAAGATCTTTAATAACTGGCTGAACCTGCGCCTGGCCGAACGCAAACTCTGGCCGGTCAATCCGCGCAGCGATAAAGCCACAACTATCCGTGTCGGTCATCCCGATTACTCCATCTGGTTGCCAGGCGGTAAAACGCTCCTGCTCGAGATGAAAGTTCCAGGTGGAACATTCTCTGATACCCAGGTCCAGGCAATCGGGCTGCTCGCCGACCTCGAACATGAAGTTCTCGTCCCAGAGAGTGCCTATCAAGCCATCGAAATGGTCCGCAAATATTTATGACAACTGAATTAGCTAAGACAAATCCACGCAAAGAACTCAAAGATTGGCTGCAAGGAGAGACCTTTAAACGGGAACTCTCCGCACTCCTGCCCAAGACCATGAGTGCAGAGCGGTTCGTCCGGATCGCGTTCCAAGCCGTTCACCGCAACCCTGAACTGCTCAAATGTACCCAGGAAAGCTTCTTCAATTGTCTACTGCAACTCGGCACCATGGGCCTCGAACCAGATGGTCGGCGCAGCCACCTGATTCCCTACGGCTCCGAGTGCACGTTGATTGTCGATTACAAAGGAATCGCTGAAGTCCTGCGCCGGAACCACGATGTCTCAAGCCTCCACTGCGACGTAGTCTATACTCGCGACGAGTACGATGCCGAACAAGGCACCGATCAGCATCTGCGCCACAAACGCGCCCATGGCGACCGCGGCATACCAATACTCGCCTATTCCTATGTACGCCTCCCAGACGGCAGCCAGGAATTTGAAGAGATGACCATCGGCGAAATCGAGGCCGTGCGTAAACGCTCTAAAACGCCAAATAAAGGCCCGTGGGTGACCGACTGGGACGCTATGGCTCGCAAGAGCGTCTTCCGTAAACACGCCAAAATGCTGCCGCTCTCGCCCGAAAGTCGCGACATGATCGAGCGCGACGATGACGGCGATGCCCTTGCAGAACCCGGGTTCGCCAACGCAGTGCCTGCCAAAGCTGTCGTTGCCGAACCTGCTACCCAGCGCCCACGTGGCCGGCTACCAAAAGAAGTTGCCCAGGATAATGAACCCTTTTCGCCCGTAGAGCCGGCGTTAACAACACCACAAACAACAAGCCAAAAGCAGCCAGAGCAACAAACAGAAGCGCCGGCCTCTGCGGCCCCTCCTAAACTAACCCTCGCTCAAGCTGTCTCCGAAAAGCTTGGCGCCGCCGGTTTTAAACCCTCCGAACTTATCGCCATCCTCGTCCCTGTGCGACTCGCCGATCCTAAATTCATCGCCGTCAACCAACTCTCCGATCACGCCCTCCGGCGAGTGCTCGAGGATTGGGATAATGCCGTGCGCCGGATGAGCGAGGAACGCTCTAAAAACCCAAGCCAAGACGAGATACCAATGTGAACGCGCCAGTTCTCTCACCGCTCCCCCTATGGACTCCGAACGCTTAAACTTGAGATCCGCTTCCCAGGCAAACCGTAACCGCAATTGCACCGGATCCCAGAACCTTATTGACCAACTCCGAGAGCGCGGACTCTTAACCCAAATACCGCAAAGCGTCGATGCCGCCAGCGGTACTCGCGTCCACGCTGCTTGGGCCGGCCAACAAATCGATAACCTCGCCGGCCAGGAACAAAAGACTCTGATCGAACTTGAGCGACTCGAAGCCATGGTCTTAGAAGATTGGGCCGGCAACCAAATCAGGGACACGCAATTACTCGGCCGCGAAGTGCGCCTCTGGCTTCATGACGGACTCACGCCTTTAGCCAGCGGTCAATACGATTGCGCCTATACCTTGGATACTCGCGCCCTCATCCTCGACGCGAAAACCCTCTACGGCCAGACCGATCCAGCCAGCCACAATGATCAAATGCGTGAGTTGGTCGCACTTTTCCGGTTCAATTACCCCCAAATCAAGCATTACACCGTAGCCCTCCTGATCCCCAACCAGGCAGAGCGGATATCAATCGCTACTTATGACGAACTAGAAGCCGAACTCGCGCTTCGCCTCCTGCGCCTATCAATCATCCAATGCGCTTATCCGCTCGCACCGCGGATCCCGGGCCGTTGGTGCCAGTATTGTCCCGCAGTGTCAAATTGCGAAGAGGCACGCCAACTAGTCGGTCATTTCCCTACACTGGCCGAACGCCTCGATGCCGGCCAGTTTACTCTTCCCCTTGGCGAACGGGGCGCCCAACTCCTCGACCAAATCAAGATCGCCAAAGCAATCATTAAAACCCTCGAAGAAGCCTACAAAACTCTCCTGTCCAACAATCCCGATTCCCTCCCAGGCTGGCACTTGCGCAATGGCAAGAAAATGCGCCAGATCGCCGACACAGAGCGCGCTTTTGAAGCCTGGAAAGAGGCCCGGCTCGATATCGCCGATTTCCTCGCCGCTACCGAAATCAGTGTCCCGCGCCTCCAGGAACGCTACGGACTAGCCGCCCAAATCAAAGGCAAACGCCTCGAACTAGAGTTTAACCAGATATTCACCGACCTCATCACCTTCAAGCAGTACTCGCCCGAACTTGAACGCTCTAAACCCAAACTATCCTCATGACCGACTTAATCCAGATCCTCGCACAACTAGCTATTTTAATCGCCCTGGGCGCCTCCATGCTGGCAGTCGGTTTTAAGTTAGGCTATCACGCCGGTTTTAAAGACGGCCGCCACCACTCCAATAGCTTCAATAATCTGAAAAAAACCGAAGCACTCAGGAGTTTCCATGGAAGGAATCGACTCTAGCCTTTATGCCCCGGAAATCCAACGCTCAACTGTTAGCCTGGCGTGGCATTTCCCCGACGTTGCGCTCCCAGTCATCTTGCGGCATCTGGACCCTCATGTTCATTTCCCAGAGCCGTTCTGCGCCGACCTGCTCACCGCTATTAATATGGTTTTCAGTGAGCTGAATATGGCCGATTTCCCGACCGTCCTCGATTGCCTCAGCCAACAAAATAAACGCTATTCCCCTGAACAAAAAGCGGCTCTGAGCGAGATCTACGCATTAGCAGAACACCAGACACGCGCTACTCGCGACTTAATCGATTATTATATCGAGTTACTCAAAGACTACGCCCTCTTACGCGGTCCACTTTCACCTACCCAAAAACCACCCATTTTGCGCTTTAGCGGCGGCACCGCACTGCTCAAAGATAACTTCTACAAAAAACGCTCCGGTTCATTAGATCCCGATTTTATCGGCCCAGGCCAAATCGAGGGCAAACGTTATCAGATATCCTTGTGGATCGAAAAAGACGTTTTCGATAAAACAGTTGTCCAACTCCGCTTTAAACCAGCCCAGGCACAAGGATTATGAAATGGACTTCGAGGATTCCCTTAAGCGTTTCCATCTTCAACAAATCGTTATCCAGTTGTTAGCCGAAATGCCAGAGTTCCATCCTCCAGTGGTTATTGAACACCTCCTGCGCCGCGGCGATCTGCTACTGGTCGGTGGCAAATCCAAACGCTGGAAAAGCTGGGCGCGCATGGATCTGCTCTATTGCATCGCCAACGGCTTCGATTGGCTGGGTTTCAAGTGCCATAAAGGTCTGGTTGTCCACTTTGACCTCGAACTCGATCCTTCCGATGTCCGCAGCCGCTTCGAAACCATCCACAATGCTTATTGCCAGGCAGGGTTCAAAGGTAACTGCGATAATATGCGCTTCGCCAGCCTCCGCGGTAAACCTTTTGCTATCGATGAGCTCGAAACTCTCCCTGAGCTTTTAGCTGAGTATAATCCCGCCGTCTTCAGCCTTGACCCTGTTTATCGACTGCTAGGCGGCAGGAGCGAAAACGATCAGGCCGCCGTTAATGAACTCTTAAATAAATTCCTCGCCCTCGGAAGCGTCCTTAATTGCGCCATCGCCCTTACCCAGCATTTTTCCAAAGGTAACCAAAGCGAAAAAGACCCTGAAGACCGCTTCAGCGGTTCCGGCGTCTGGGCGCGCTTCCCTGATTGCCTCATCACCATCACCGATCTCGAGGAAGAAAACTGCTTCGCCGCCGATTTTCTCCTGCGCTCCTTCCCTCCGCTGGATCCACTCGCCCTGCGCTGGGAGTTCCCTCGCTTCCAAATCGATTCAGCCCTGGATACCGATCAACTCAAAACAAAAGCCAAAACCGGTCGCAAAGATAAAATTACCCCAGACCAACTCTGCGCACTCCTCAGTGCCGACGATACCATCTCTTTCAACGATTTCCTCTCACGCGCCCATAAAGCTTTCGGTATCTCCAAAGCCACCCTGGCGCGAAAACTCGCAGTAGCTAAAGCCAATGGCTCAATCTTCCAAAACGCTTTCGGCTACGGTTTAACAAGCAAATATTGCTCAGAAAACAATGGTCAATCCCATCCCAACCCTGCTCCCTAGCCTGCCTCTGGAAATCCATATTTTCGGACTCCCTCACTCTTGCCAACGCTTCCTCCCTCAAGTCTATTCCCTCGACCAATCCCTTTACGCCTCTGTTCATTCAAACCGCTTCTTCCTTATTAAATTCTCACAACTCCAAAAGTATCATTATTGGTCTCAAAAGACGTTATGAAACCAGAATTCAGGTCTCATATCATAACCCCTACGGGGATGTTATGAGACTAGAGACTGAATTCGGGATTGGTCTCATAACTTTACGCCTTAAAAATACAACGCAATATGAAGAAACAAACCAAATCAATCGTCCAGCTCCCTATCCACTTCAAATCCCCCGGCCGTTCCTATTCCCAAATCGGCCGCAAAGGCAACGTCGCCCTCTACGCCGTTTACTCCGATTACGCTACCTTGTTCACCGTTCTGCCTTATGTGCTTCTCGGTTACGAACTGGTTGTCATCAAAACCAATCCAAACGGTCATGAGCGTTACCCTCGCAACGAGGAATTCGGTGCCTCCGGTTGGTCAATTCCCAAAAGCTTCCTTGCCACTTGCAGAACTTGCCTTGGACGCTGCTTCCGTGGATGGACAGAACTTTGCATATCGGAACCTTTCTCCGTTCTTAACCGGTCGACCTCTTCCGCGGACTGCACATGCCAGGCTCTGGCGCCGGCTTGAAGTAAGTCGGAATGGTCAAAAGCCTATAAAAATGCCACAATCGAGCCACAAAGGAGGGTCACCCTCCGCTAGCAAGGTGAAAGCGAATCATAGTGATAGTGCTAAGAGGGGGGGAGGGGGATCGAGGCGCCCGGGAGCTAAGAAGCGCGACCGGTCCTAACGTTCAGAAATTTTTTTTTTAACAAGGATTAGATAGGAAGGATCAGGATATAGGGCATCAGGCAGGGAACGTAGTAGGGTGCTGTTTAAGGTGTAATCAGATAAGAGGCAGGAACAAGACAGTAGTAGAAGTATTAATTAAAAGATGGAGGAACAGATATGCCAAAGAAGAGTAGAGGAGAAGCTGGAGTGGGGGACATACCTAGTGGGCAGGTGCAGAGGAGAGGTAATCCGAGTAAGGGTAGGTTGCATGAGGGAGGGTATGGGGAGCCAGGGAAGGTGGGTATGACGAAGTGGCGAGGGCCGGCAGGTGGGAGGGACGCGAAGCCGCCGGCGGAGAAGGAGCCTGGGAAGAGCAGGGGGCCGAGTTGAGAAAAGCCGGAGGTGATTTAAGCGATTTTGGAGCCTGGTCCGCTGTCATGTATCAGGGGTGGTGTGGAAGAGAGGCGCTAGGTGGCAAAGTGTTTGATTAAAGTGGGTATTTGATTGAGGGGTCGGCGCATGATTTTGGGATATTGGCATGAGAGCTGAAAAACTGGGGTTAAAACGGTTGGAAGAACTTGGGGAAGAGAAGGTGGTTGAAGCACCCGTGGGAGTGGGGACTGGGGCAATAGAGCCAAGGTGTGGGATAGAGCGTGAGTTACGGGTGGTGCGGGTGGGTCCGAACCCGAGGATGGTGGTATGCGAGTATTGGGAGTTGGCGGAGAGGCGGGTATGTATAGTTAACGTGAAGAGGAATGTAAAATGGATGAGGGGGATGAAGTTCAAAATGGAGGAGCCTAGAGTAGAGGAGGAATATATAAAGCCGTGGATATATAAGGGCAAGCAGCCAAGGTTAAGAGGGCGGTGGTGAGTAGTAACAATAAGAGGACTAGGAAGCTAGAGGACTACCAGGTGATATTGATTAGGCAGATGAGGAGGGAAGGATTTAGGAGGAAGTTTATTGCGGAGCGGTTTGGGATTAGTATACATACTATTCAGTTACTAATGAGTAATAGCACTTATAAGGACGTGAGGTGAAAATCTTACCCCATCCGGTGTATCCGCTACCTAGTTACGAGGACAGTCAACGGGATCCTGAAGCGGTAAAGGCGTATTTACTCAAGCGCAATCAATTGATTGAGTTAGAGCACCAAGACCCATGGCGATATGGGTATCGGCCAAGTGTATGGGAGAAGGTGGAAGAGGAGTTAGGGCAAGGGCAACGGGAGATACTGATTACTGGTGGGAACAGAGCGTCTAAGAGCGAATACGCGGGCCGGAAGGTAGTTGAGGTACTAGAAGCAGGGGAGAAGAAAAGAGTGTGGTGTTTGCAGACTACGGAATCGAACTCTGTAGAGATGCAGCAACCCATAGTATTTCGCTACATTCCACTGGAGTACAAGGGGTTAAAGAAGGGGCAGGTGCAGAACATTTCGTACACCCAAAAAAACGGTTTTTCGGAGAACAAATTCATTCTGCCGAATGGCTCTGAGTGCGTGTTTCGCAATTACGCGCAGGACATTACGGTGGTTGAGGGTGGGGATTGCGACCTGATCTGGTGCGACGAGTTGGTGCCGCTCTCTTGGATAGAGACGTTGCGGTACCGGTTGGTGACGCGTGCGGGGATATTGCTGATTACTTTTACGCCGATAGAGGGGTATAGCCCAGCGGTGCGCGAATTTCTTGATGGGGCGCGGACTATTTCGTGGGTATGGGCGGAGTTGCTTGGGGAGAAGGTGCCTAAGGTGCAGCGGTGTGTGAGGCGGGGATCGAGCATTGTGTATTTTCACAGTGAGGATAACCCGTTTGGTGGGTACGAAACGATGAAGGCGACGCTCTGCGATGCGCCCAAGAGCGAGATCAAGACGCGGGCGTACGGGATACCGACCAAGGCGATAGTGCAGAGGTTTCCGCGTTTCAGGGAGAACGTGCATGTATTGGAGCCTGAGCGGATACCTCGCGAGGGCAGCCGGTATCAGTTTGTGGATCCGGCGAATGCGCGGAACTGGTTTATGGTGTGGGTACTGGTGGATGCGCGGGGACGGCACTTTGTCTACCGGGAGTGGCCGTGTGAAGGGGTGTATATACCTGGGGTAGGTGATCCTGGGCCGTGGGCGGAAGCGGACGGGCGAAAAGCGGATGGGCGGGCTGGGAGTGGGCAGACCAGCTACGGCTGGGGGCTAGAGCGGTACGTCGAGGAGCTTAGACGACTGGAGACAGGTGAGGATGGAGAAAGAGAGGAAGTAATCTGCCGGTGGATGGATTCGCGTTTTGGGAACACGCCTAATTTAAAGGCGGACGCGGCGACGACGGTAATTGAGGAGTGTGCGGCGCTAGAGTTGGCATTTGCGCCGGCGCCGCTTGATCCGATAGAGGAAGGGGTAAGCCTGATCAATTCGTTATTGGATCATGACACAGGAAATGGTAAAGAAGCAAAACTCTATATTTCGAGTGAGTGTAAAGCGGTGATCTTCGCGCTGCGCGTTTGGACAGGTCGCGATGAAAAGCTGGGGGCATGCAAGGATCCGATCGATTGTCTGCGGTACATGGCGTTGGCGGGATTAATGGACGTGGGGCAGAGCTTTCAATTGGTGGAACCAATTGGCTGCGATCCCTTATGATAGAACTCCTGAAGTGCGAATGTCTTATTTGCGGAACTATTTTTGAAGTTCATCCTTCGCAACTCAAACACCGGACTCCAAAGTATTGCTCGCTTGCCTGTTACAATGTTGCGAGATTCCGCAGTCCATATTTAAATTGTTCTGTTTGCGGACGTCCCTTTAGAGCTAAGTCAGGGAAAGCAGGTAAACGTTACGAACATTGTTCAAATGTTTGCCGTCTTGCTGCTAATCATCTTCATAGCAAACGCGGAAAAATCTCTCCAACCTATTGTTCATGGCAGTCCATGAAGAGACGTTGTAATGGACTCAGCAACCAGAATTATTCACGCTACGGTGGGCGCGGCATCAAGGTGTGCCAACGTTGGGATCGATTCGAAAGCTTTCTAGCCGATATGGGCGAACGGCCAATTGGAATGACACTGGACAGAATCGATCCAAACGGCGATTATTGTCCACAAAATTGCCGCTGGGCGACTCCAATTCAACAGAGTCACAATAAACGGAGTAGCAAAGTGAACGACGCCAGGAGGACTAGTCCGTGAATTTTGCTGAAGTGAGGCGTTCATTTACGTGGTCACTTACAGAGGCATCCACTTACATCAGTTTCATTTCGACCTTGGACGATACGCGGTACTGCCGTTGGGCCGGCCAGACGTATGACGGCAGGAAATGGAGTGCGAACACTGGGAAAGAGGTGTTTCCATGGGAAGGTGCCTCCGACATCAGGCCGTACACGATTGATGACCTGATCAACGACGATGTGGACGTGATGTTAACGGCTTCGAAGAACTGCCATATGCAGACCGTGCCGAGTAATAGCTTGTACCAGGAACAGGCCAGTTGCACAACGGCGGTATTAGACTGGGTGATGCGCAACCTCTTGGCGGAAGAGATTGAGCGAGAAAAGACGCTCGCTGCACAATGGCGCCAGCATTACGGCTCAAGCGTTATGGGTGTGGATTGGTACCTGGACTTTGACAGTGAGGTGGTGACGGTGAGTTTGCAGGATCTTTTCGCGATGGCGCAGATGGATCCGCAGCTGGGGAGTTTCTTGGAATACTTGATGCGGAACAAAGGGCGCCTCTCCCAATCCGACATGATGGGGGCGGCGCAGATGTTGTCCGCCTATTTTCCGGATCTGAACAGTCCAGCGCAAACGCCAGAAGAAGTGATTGATCCGACTACGAAGAGTGCGGGACCAACGCCCAAACCGACTCCGTACACGATTGATCGGGTGGCGCGCAACGCGACCGAAGCTTTGGGTATGTTAGGTGCCCAAGGGCAGTTTAGTTATGAACGGCCGTATGTGAAAGAGAATCGCCCGTGCGTCACGGCTTTGAGGACGTACCAGGACGTTTTCTTTTTTCGAAACACTTACGATCTTCAGCGGCTGCCGTGGATAGTGAGGCGGGACGTGATTCCGAAAACGGCGGTAATCGATCGTAGCCGGTACGAGGGTTGGGATCCGGAGTTTACCACTGAGATAATCGAGCGAGCCGGGAGCACGGCACTCTTGAATCTTGGGTTACAGACGCTCTTTCGGTTCAGGGACCGGCTATACGTGGACGAGATGAAGGAGCTATGCGAGGTCTACTATGCTTTTCATCGCGGAGAAGATTCCAAGAACCGGCGCCAGATTGAGGTCAGTATTTTTCACCCGAACTTCGACCGGCTGGGCCGGCAATTGCCGTTGCCGTATCTGCACGGGAAATATCCTTTTGTCTTGTGCGAGCGAGAAAAGCGCTCGCGGAGTGTTCTGGAGTCCAGAGGGATTGGTGACATTGCGATGACGGCGCAAGCTGAGATCAAGTTTCAGAAAGATGCCAGAAATGATAGGACCGCGATTTCGACATTGCCCCCCTTGCAAGTGCCGTTGGGCAGAGGGCGCCAGCAATACAAGCTTGGGCCGCGTGCGCAGTTAGGCGTGATGCGGCCGGGAGAGCTAAGTTGGTTGCCACCACCGCCCTTGGATCAGACCACTTACCAGACCGAGATGAGTATTCGCCAGGATCTGGCTAACTATTTCGGGCGCAACATGGAAGGGGTAGACACTAACAAGGTCTTACGCAAACAGCAGCGCTTAGTGGACGATTGGCTGGCGGAGTTGCGAATGGTGCATGTCCAGATTTACCAGTTATGCATGCAGTACCTGCCGGATGAGGACTGGGTAACGGCTGCGGGCGATCCGGCGGCGATCCCGCAACGGGATAGGAAAAGTATCCAGCGCAACCTGAACCTGGTGCTCGAATATGACGCGAAAGATTTGAACCAGGAATTTGTCACGGCAAAGTTAAACCTGATTCAGCAGATGTTAGTTGCCACGGACGCGGCTGGCGTACTGGATCGTGCGGGCCTGACGATGTACGCGGCACGGGCGCTTGATCCGGCGTTAGCCAGGCAGTTGATTCAGCCGCAAGCCGCGGTTACTCAACAGGAGATTAATGACGAGCAATCGCAACTCTCGAAAATCGCGGACGGGATCGAACCGCCGCTTTATACCTCTGGACAGAACGCGCAATTGCGGTTGCAGGTAATCCAGAATACGGTCAGTCAGCAGGGGTACATCGACGCTTTGCGACAGAACCCGATCTCGTTGCAGTTACTCCAGAGACGTGTCCAGAATTTGCAATTTCAAGTTCAACAACAGCAAAATGCCGTGACTGGCAAGTTGGGCGTTTCACCTGGACCGATTCAAAATCTTTCTGGAGTCGGTCCCGCACCTCCGCAAAGCACGTTAATGGGCGGCGGTACCTATGGTCAATCTGGTGGCGGAGGATGATGACGAAGCATCAGATACTGGAAACCTACGGGAAGAGCATCTACCAGATCCGGCTGGATGTGGCGCTGCGCCATTATGGAGGTGAGACCGACGCGAAACGTGCGCTGTCGATTGCCGATCGTTTTATTAGAGAACTGTTAAACGAGAATATTGACGATCTAAAAGAGTATGGACAAGAACGATTATAACACGGAACCGGCGCATCCCGGCAATGTACTGGAACCGGACCAATTACCGGAGAGTCCGCCGGAATTTCAACGTGGCACTCAGGCGCCCAGGAGCGATGAGTCTGGGCCGCAAACGAAAGTTCATCCGACTACTGCACTTGATATCCGGAGCGGGCAGAAAGGCAGCCGGCCAGGTAAACCGTCGAGTGGGACGCATCCGACAACTGAACTCGATATTCGGAGAAGACGATGAGCTTTGAATATCATGAACCGGCAAATGCGGTAGCGGAACTGTCGAATGCGGGAACAGATCTTTCGCCTGAACCGTTAGCCAATCCTCCGTTGACGAATATCATGTCGAGTTGTCCGAGACCCTGGTCGGGCGACCCTGGTTTTTTAGAGTGGACGACCAGTCTGTACAATCAGGCTTTAGGCAGTGTGCCTCAGACAAGCCCTCCGACCTTGACCAAGGTCACGCCGAAACATGTCAAAGCCAATACGAGTGTGACCGTGACGTTGACCGGGACTGGATTCGATGTCGCGACGGTCAAGGCCCAGATTGTCGCCACGCAGTTAACGGCCATTTCGCCGACCACAAGCTCGTTTCAGGTGACGATTACGCCTGCGTTGATTTCTACTCCCGGTTCAGTAGTTCAGATCAGCGCAGTACAGTTGAGCGGCGTGATCAGTAACGCGGTCAACCTTTACACCGACTAGCGCGAATGGAAAATCTTATGCAAACGCCTCCTCCTTTAGTCAGTGCTGTCGGTTTGTGGTACGCCTATTTCGGACCTCAGACTCATCCCGGTGACGGAGCAACACACCAACTCGAGTTGCAACAGATCGGTACTCTCGGCAACTCGTCCCTTTTCACCGATGCACCCAACGGTATGGCGCTCACCCATCGCGCAATCGTCAACGTCGACGTGCACGCCAGTGCAGAGCACACTGTCGTCGTCGAGCGTACACTCATGGTCCAACTAGATAAAGGCGACTCCGGCGGATTAATGGATCGAGGACAATCGATCATGATCGCTGGCGAAGGAAACTCGGCATATCAGGGATTGCTCGAAGCCGGACATATCGTTCGGGCGGCAGTAAGTGCGCCGGGGGACCAGATTAGCGTGACCGACGGTTACATCAGTGTTCAGGCCCAGCCCGTTTAAATGAAGCACAAAAAACACAAGACCAAAAAGCATATGAGCGAAGAGACTGACACGGTCCACGAGGAAACTCCCGCCTATACGGAGCCGGCGATTGGCGGTGGCGATTACGTGATTACGGACGTGAAGCAACCAAAGGACCAGCAGGCGTTGGTGGATCTGATGGCTTCGTGTCCGAACAGTTGGCAAGGCGACGAAGGATTTAAGCAATGGTGCGAGAAAGTGTACGGAGCGGGGGCTGCGAGCGTGACGCCGCCGGCACCTGTGATTGCTTCGATTTCTCCGACTGGCGTTACTGCTGCGACGACCGGTTTTATCCTTTATGTATCCGGCACCGGATTTGTTGATGCGGTGGTGATAGCCGCCGGCGCGGACCAGTCGACAACCGCGAGTGCGGCAATTGATGATGCCATTATCGCGGCGGCCGGAACGGTTGAGGTCCAGGTTCGCAATGCGGACGGACAGTTGAGCAACTCGGTCGAGCTGACAGTGAGCTAGCGATGCCGGTTAAAGGCACAAACATCTATCTGTTCCAATGGTACTGGCGGGCGGATATCAATTACTCGCAGCCGGTGCCTAGCGGGACGTTTGACGTGCCGACCACGCCGATCCCGCCCGTCCCTCCGAAAAACGCTCCTGCGCCACCACCACGGCAAACGCTTGCCACTAAAAAGTAATCTAGCCAAAGAAGTGCCGATCGTCCGTATCGTCGAGAGAGCGGACTTTGCGCCTGAGCTTTTGCCCCAGATCCTGCGCGAGATCAACGATCGGCAATGGGGTGCGGTACAGCAGGTCTTGATCGAGGCGAAGTTTAAAGCTGAGTCGATGCTTCGCAACGACAACGTGTTCGAAAAGCCTGGGTTAGTGGCATTTTATCAGGGCTGGAGCGTTTACGCTGATTACGTGATCAGCGGCCTGGAGACTCTGCGCTCCAAACCGTCTGAATTTCACCCAGGACCGGAGCCAGGTCCAGAAAACTGAATTTTCTGGGGGGGTATAATCTACCAGCCCACCTCATCAAACGCGCTGTACGGTCAAATGTGAACGGTCACAAAAGTCCGTGGTATCGAATCAGCTTGATTTTTACCACTTTTAGGGGCAGAAAAAGGGTTTAAAGGCGTCTGGGCGGCCTTAAAACGCCCTGGAGACGAGATTTAGAGCGATTTCTTGGTTTTTGAACCATGGCAGAGGAGAGAGAGACCTCCCAGACTGTTGAAAAGCCGGCAACTCCAGCTCCGCCAGAGCCGGATGTCGATAGTCTGCTTACCACACTCCCAGAGTTGAAGGGTTTGTTCGATGGAACACCTAAAGACGACGCTGGGAAGACGGAGCCACCAAAAGGCGAGGTCGTAACGGAACCGGCCGCGCCAGAGACTGCTCCAACGGAGAGTCTAGAGGATCTGATTCCAGAAGGGCTTAAACCTGAAGAGGAAAAGCCACCGGAAGAAGCCAAAAAAGACGATTCTGTCAGTGAGAAAGTCCAGAAACGGATCGACGAACTGACTGCGAAACGGAAAAGTGCGGAGGAACGTGCTCACGCTCTTGAGGCCGAGTTAACTGACTTAAAAGCCAAGTATCAGGCGCCGGCACCGATCGCGCCGACTCCTGAAAACCCATTGGCTGATATTGAGACTGAAGCAGCCCTGTCCAAAAGGGCTAATGACATCCAGCAAGCAAAAGCTTGGTGTTATCAGAATCTTGATGGCGGCCAAGTACCTGATGGTAAGGGTGGTACGAGATGGGCGGATGGGAAAGAGGTGAAGGGTTATCTCGCGGATGCCGAGATAATGACTTCCAAGCACATACCGGAACGCGCAAAATTCATCGCTGCCAAGAAACTCTTCGACGTGGATGCTCACAGGGAATATCCGGCGATATACAAGGAAGGAACCGAACCTCATAAGATCTATAATGTATGGCGGGCGGCGCTTCCTAAATTATTCGCCGAATATCCTGATGCAGACCTGATTGTCGGAGACGCGCTTGTAGGTCAGAAAATTCGTCTTGATCGCGCTAAGAACCGCTCAAACGGTCAACTTCCAGCTTCTGCTCAGAAACCTCTATCGACTCCTGCCCCGGCTGCCTCTCCCAAGGTTCCTCAATCAAGAGCACTGAGCGGTGCGGCTTTGACAGCTGCCTTTCAGGAGAATCCGGATGCGGCTTTTAACTCATTTGTCGATACCCTGATTGATGGCGCGGCTGCGCAGCGAAGTGCTAGCAGATAGTAACTAGCAAAAATGGCTTTATTAACTGAACCGGTCCAGGTGGGCCGCAGGGAGGACTTCGCGGACGTGATCGCGATGGTCGATTATAAGGACACTCCCTTCTCTTCAATGGTGCCTAAAGGCACTGAACCGGCCAATACCTTATACGATTGGCAAATGGATGCCTACGCTGCAGTAGCCCTGGGGGGTATTGTAGACGGTGTAGACGTCGCTACCACGGACTATGTTAACCCTGCCTCACAAAGGGCCAAGGCGCACGGACGCATTCAGAAGTGGCGTTCTGCCTTTATGGTCTCGGATTTTGCGCAGAACGTCTCTGACGTGGCAGGAATCGGGAAACGCGGTGAGATGCAGAGGGCGGTCAAGAAAGCGATCGTCCAGATTAAGCGTAACATGGAGGCTACTTTCTGTAGTGACCAGGACTCTCAAGCCGATAACGGAACGGTGCCGTACCTGACCAGGGGGCTGGGCGCCTGGATAAACGCTGGAGAGGTGACGATCACCGATGCGGCAACGGCTTGTCCGCCCGCTTTTGTGACGCCGGCCGCCGCGGTGATTACCAAGACCACCGTGAACACGCTGGAAAGCGATATCAACGGTGCGATGGCTGCGATCTATTTGCAGACTGGGCAACAGAAGGATTTTGACCTGTTGTGCGGGATTAACTTGAAACAACAGTTTTCTTCCTATGCAGCCTGGGTGCCGAGTGCGGTTACTACCGTGCCGCTGCGCAGGTATAACCAGGATGCGAGCTCTAAATCGATCATCGCGACAGTCGATTTTTGGCAAGGGGATTTTGGAAGTGTTAAGTTAATACTATCATTATTCCTGGCAGCTAACTCTGCTGTTCAAAACGTGATCAATGGGCGTGGCTATTTCGTCGATTGGGACCAGCTGGAGTTGAGGTACAATCGGATGCCTGGTTATCAGGAAAATCCGAACCTCGGTGGCGGACCTAGAGGCTACGTTGATGCAGTGGCTGGTTTGGTAGTGTATAATCCACTGGGACTTGGGAAGGTTGCTCCAACTGCATAACTGGAGAAAATACTTGCATGTATGTGGGCCATTCTACACGATGGTCCCATGCATGGCAGGGATTTATACAGCAACAGATTGCCGAGAAATTCGGAGTGAATCGCTCCACTATTGGTAAGATCCTGCGTGGAGAACGTTGGAAACATGCATAAATGGCGCAAGAAATCACGGGGTGGGAAGACTTTGCCCGCGACTTGGTGGCAGTTCATGGCGAAGAGTTCCTCAGAGGATTCGTTAAATCAATCACCGACGAACTCGAAGCTGAACGGGAACTCGCTTTTGCCAGTCAAAGGCGAATTGCTGCTGCCACTGAACAACTCGACGAGGTCTTCCTCGACGGAATAGGCGAATGCCATATGCGCGTGGATCTGACAGCGTTCTGGCATTGGATCCACCGATATGGTAGGAATATATGGAATGATCAGGATTTTGTGAAGGCATACAAGCGCGACAATCCAGAAGTCCGCGTGAAGTCACGCTCTAAAAAAATAATGGTCGGATATCGATGACTTGGGAACAAATAGAACTGTTCGAAATCTGGCGACAAGTAATCGGCTATGAAGGTTACTACGAAGTTAGTAACTGGGGGCGTGTTCGAAGTGTGGCTAGCGGACAGGGACGACGTACCGGAAGAGTACTAAATTCGCACCAAAATCCTGATGGTTACCTTTTAGTTCCGCTAACAAAAGATCGAAAAAGGAAAGACTTTGGAATCCATCGATTAGTTTTGGCAGCGTTTTCTGGTCCATGTCCGGTTGGAAAGGAAGTTGACCACATCGATGGCAATCGATCGAATAATATTGTCCTTAATTTGCGTTATGTGAGTCGTAGTCAAAACATGGCTGCCGCTTATCAACGTTGTCCAGACAAATGGAATAACCTTCGTCATCAAAAGCTGCAAGCAACAGATCTCGTAGAGATAAGAAGGCTTTCGATAGAAGGAATGTCGGGCAAGTCCATTGCCGAACGATTTGCGGTAACGCCAACGCGGATTTCGCAAATTCTCCGGAAATGAACCTCCCAGTCAGCACACAGAGCATCCTTTTTGCCATCGCCCGCCGTGTCGGACTGTCGCCGACCGGCGATAACCAGAACTTTTCTCCGGATAAAGCGCGGGAGATTCTTGGCTTCATGGATGAACGCTTGAAGGAATGCTGGGAGTTGTACGATTTTTTGGAGACCACTTTCACGGAGGAGCGTGCATTTGCCGATGATTACGATCCTACGATTAGCTACGGTGCGGGCGCTATTGTCTGGGATTGGTGCAGTCGAAGCTACTACACGGCATTGGTCCCGACCGTGGGCGGTACTCTATCCAATCCCGCGGTCTGGCAACCCAATACCCAACCACCGTATCCTCGTATCATTCCATGGTGGCAGCCCAAACACACTTCGATAGGCACTTGTATAACTGCCTGGAACAAGAATCCGTACACCGACCAGAACCGGATCCCGATCGATTTTCTCCAGGGCAACGACGGTTTGAATTTCTCTCTTAGCCCATTAACCACCACGATCTGGTTACACTTCCGAATTCCCTACACGGGACTTGCTCTAGACAATTGGGATTCGACGATCACCTATAACGCTGGCGACACTGCTTTTTACAACACCGACACGTACTTGAGTGTAGTGGACAACAACATCAACAACACGCCACCGATGAAGGCGGCCGGTATACCGCCATCGTTGTCTCCGTATGATCCCGCGGTTCGTGATTCGAACTGGCAACAGTTCAGGATTCCCTGGCCGTTCAAGCAGTTCGTCACGCTGGCGGCCTTTAGCGATTCCTTGATTGTCGAGGGTCAGAATGAGAAGGCGCCCGATCAACTAAACCAGGCGTATGCGGCAATCGCGAGTGAGATCGATAAACAAACGATCCAGAGCGGACAATTCAGCGGTTACTCGGCGCGAGTTGTGTAAGGAGAACGAAATGCCACTTACCAAAAAGGGTTCGAAAATTATGGGGGCGATGAAAGACCAGTACGGCAAGAAGAAAGGGGAACAGGTTTTCTATGCATCGAAAAATGCCGGAAAGATCAAAGGGGTAGAGAAGAAACAGAAAGGCTTGATGAACTGATGACGGATGGACGAAGCACACAAGCTGATCGAGGATATGGCGCATCAACCAATCCAGTATTGGGGTGCAGCCATTGTCGTTGGTTCCGTGGTTGCCGGCTATATTTCGATTCGTCGAATGGTGAATACGTTGCGCGACGAGAATCAGCGGCTCTTTTCGATGCTTCAGGAACGAGATCACCATATTAAGGAACTGAACGATAAAGTGCTAGCGTTACTCGAAGAGCAAAGGAGGAAACGAGGACAATGATCACGCTGATTGTTCACATTCTGATCGCAGCCATTATTATCGGTTTGCTCCTGTGGTGCCTGGCCCAGATCCCGTTCTTTGCTCCATACACACAAATCGTTCGAGTGGTGGTCCTGGTTTTGTTCGTCATCTGGCTGATTCTGCAACTGTTACCTCTCTTAGGAGTCCATTAAAAAATGGCCAGGTGGGAAAAACCGGTTCAACCCAACGATCAGCCACTCGCTCTTACGGGCGATACTGCTTTCGTCGGCATGGACCTGAAAACTCAGGATCCGGCCCAGATGATGACCGGCTGGTATCAGGAAGCGTATAACGTGCGCCTCGAGAACGGCGGCATGACAACGCGGAAAGGTTGCCTTTGTCCAGCGTCCTACAATGCGGCAAATTTCGGCCAGATCTACGGAGTCGGCGTTTACTCCGATCCGAACGGTTCCGAATGGCTGGCTCTGGCAACGGCGAACGGCGTCTGGTTTTTACTGGACACAGGAGTGCCGCAGTTCTTGCCGATGACATCGGTAATCAATTATCCGGTCGAGTTCTCGCAAGCCTTCAATAACTTCTATATGTGGCGGGGAAACACGCTTGCACCACTAATGTGGAAAGGTGACTGGAGCGTTTATTGGCAAACGTTACCGGATCCGTCGCAGGGTTCGCCACCGGACACGACTCGGATCCCGATGCCGAATGCGACCACCGCGGAAACGTTCTCCAGCCGCATGCTGGTTCCTCATGATCGCGACTCACTTGCCATCGGTGACATTGGCGAAAGCTATTACGAATGGGCGGTAAACGATTTCCGAGTCAATTTTGGTGAAGCCGATACCTTGGTGCGCGTGTTCCCGTGGGTACAGGACACGGTGATTTGTTTTAAAGCGCACTCGATCTATCAATTAGCGAAGGTCACGGGAGACCTCTCCGCAACGACATTGCAGAGGTTGCCTGGGAAGCTTGGCCTGGTTGCTATGAAAGGCGTAGTCGAGATTGCCGGCGACATCATGTTTCTGGATTCGAGTGGTGTTTACAAAATCTCTCAAATCTTCGAAGGCAGTCCGCAGGCATCGACGTTGCCGGTCTCAGACTCGATTAAACCCGTAATCGATTCGATAAATTGGAATGCTGCGGCTGGGATACGTGCCGCCAATCGCCGGGAACGAGTTTATTTTGCCGTGCCGTTGCGCAACGCCAGCCGCAACAACGTTTTGTTGGTCTATAACCTGATCAGTACGAGCTGGGAAAGCATCGACACGTTTGGGGATCCGGATTTCAGATTCGACGACCTGGTCAAAACCAACTATATCGGCGAACGCCGGATTTTCGCGATCGACCGGCAGAAAGGAGTTGTGGTGCTCCTCGAACAGGGACGCACGGATTTGTTAGGGAGTGATATCAGTCGCGAGTTTCAGATTCAATTTGCAGTATTGACTCGGGGGTATGCCGGCGTAGGCCCGCAGAATTCTTTCCCAAGAGTCGGTATCGACGTTTCGAGCTGGAACCCGAATTTCAGTATCCAGGCGTTTACCGATGGATCGAACGCCAAGACACTAATCACTAACCGGACCAAAAGCCGAACGGTGTACGAGACATTCGGGAAACGTCCTTGGAATCAGGCTAATCTTGCCGACGATCACGCAACCGATAGGCGTAAAGATTATTCGGTCGGATTTCAGACTAGTTATCCGCCTGGATTGCCGGCCGATCAGCAAGGATTCATGCTGGGCAATAACGGGATCCAGGTTGAGCGCGAACAACAAGGAACCGAACGCTTCGATATCAATATGAGAGGTCGATTTTGCCAGTTTCGGATCGAGAACACGGTCGGTTCAATCGGTATCCGATCGGTTGTGTTAGAGGATTACGAAGACTCTCGCGAACCGAGACATCATACTTAGAATTTTATGGCAGAGGTAGCTGTCCAACCAGGTTACAGATGGACTCCGACGGACATCGTCACGGTCGATAAGTTGAATTTGACTGCGACGCCGCTGGTCACACTCTCGATCGAAACGCCGATTACAGACCAGAATTTTCTGAGGAATGGCAATTTCTATTCGAGTTTCTGGAGTAATCCCGCTGGAGTGAGTTGCCCAGTTGGCGTGGAGACGCAAAACGCCAATTACTGGACGGTTAATCCGAACGGCGCGGCTGTAACCTGTAAACGTTCGACTGACGTGCCGGATCTGTACTCGCTTTGGAGTCTTGAGATCGACGGTGCCGTTAACGTGACTGATTGCAGTTTGGGGCAACAGATTAACGGTGATCTGAGTGCCACGCTGCGCCGGCCTTGCACGTTCAGCGGCTACATCGAGAACAATTCCGGCGCCCTTCTTTCGGCGACGCTTGAAGTGTGGACAGCGAACGCCTTCAATAATTTTAACACCGTAACTTTGCAGAGGACGGTCAATTTGCAGAGTATCGGCAACTCAGCCTGGGGATACGTCTTTGCGACCATTGATCTGAGCCTGAGCACGATTCTGAACGTGGCAAACGGATTACTGCTCAAGATTCGGTTACCTAGCGGCACGCTTTCGTCTACGGGCAAACGAGTAAATTGTAGCCGGCTGAAATTCCAGCAAGGGGAAGTGGCGACTGAGTTCAGTGACGATCCTTCGCTGTTCGTGACATCACCTTCAGTCGATTCGACCATGCTTCAGGACGGATGCCTGGCCCGGTCCACGCTCTATGTGACCAATCCTGGAGTTATCCCCAAAGGAGCTTTCGCGGCAGGGGCAATTCAGAGTGCTGATATAGGAATTGGACAAGTCGAGGCTGTCAATCTGGATCCAGGGATTTCGACCACGACCTCTGCCGGGTTCACCGTGCCGGCCATAAATTCCAACGTCGCTATCACGATGACTAGCGTTACTGGAATTTTGCCTGGCTTGGTTTTCTCTATTGCTGGTGCTGGGAAATACGCCACCGTGAGCGTGGCTGGCAATGTCGTTACGGCAACCAACACGGGGGCTAGCGGCAATGCTGCGGCTGGGACGGTCATAAACAGCGGAGCTGCCGTCAGTACAACCGGCAACGCCGTCCTCGGATGCTTGGGCTATACACCGGTTAACAAGGCTGGCGACAGTAGCATCGGCAAACTGGATATCACAGTCGATACGAGTGTCGGTTCCGGTTCAGCGTTAGCCTCCGGACTGATCGTCGAGGGATTAAGCGCTAATCAAGCTAATGACAGCTATTTTCCAGCGATCGGATTTAATCGGCCCGGTGGTCAATCCAGAGCGCTTGGGCTAGGCGCTGATGGTCGGCTGAAAACGGTCGATGGTGGTGGCGTAGTCGGCTATCTGCTAGATAGCGTTCACCAGGTCGATACCAATTCATATCAGGATGCATCAATCACATTACAGAAGTTGGCCACTTCATTGGTCAATATCCTGATCGCACCGGGTACGATTCATATGTTCGCAGGTTCGAATCCGCCAAGCGGCTGGTTTATCTGTGACGGGTCTCCGGTAAGCAGGACAACATACGCAAACCTCTTCTCGGCGATCGGCACCTACTGGGGCAGCGGCGATAACGTTAATACTTTTAATCTTCCTGATCTGCGAGGACGCGCGCCGATTGGTTACGTCAATACACCGGTTGGTGGAATCACCGGTCGCAGTTTCGGTTATTTAGGAGGAGAAGAAGGACATGCTTTGAGTCAGGCTGAAATACCAAGCCATCTTCACCAACTCAATGAAAGTCCGCATAATCACACTCTGCATGATCCGACGCATAGTCACGGGTTAGCTGGCTTTGCGATAAGTACAGCTCAACACGGAGCTGATAGTGGATACTGGTTTAATACGGGAGCGGTACAGACAAATTTAGCCGCAACAGGGATCACTATTGATCCGGCAATAACCGGAATCACCATGAACCCGACTGGCGGTAACGGCACTCATAATAACATGCAACCGTATGCGGTCATGTACTTCATAATTAAATATTAAAGGTGAATGTCGGACAAATAGCCAGGGATTGGTATGAGAAGAACGAGCCAGAAGGCGCGCTTTCGCGCGCTATTTTACGTTGTTTTTTCAACGGGACAATTATCCGACGCCCGAATTTTCTCCTAATGGGGGAAACCTGCAAAACTGACGGCAAACAGCTTGTTGAAGGCAATCCGCACAACTGTTGGTGGATTCATTTTACTGCGAATGAACGTGGGACCGTGTCGCCTTACGATCGATGTCTCGAGGCACCGTTTCAACTTGACTGGGTCGCATTTAAGCGACGAGGCAAAATTCACATCATAGCTTGGGATAAGCTATACAACCGAGATCTTTATTATGGGCGGTGCACCAAGTGTTCAAGCTCCTCCTCCACCTAATGCAGGTCTAGAATTTCAGCAAGCATTACAGGCTTACGTCAGCAATGCTCCGCAGCTTTACGGCGAAGAAAGGACCTATCAGCCGTTATATAACCAGTTACAGCAGGGAATAGAGGAAACCAATCTGAACAGGTATTTAGCTGCGGTGCCGACAATGCAGGCGGCGGCATCCCAAGCGCAACAACAAGCTAGTGCCGGCCAATTAGCAAATTTACAACAAGTCGGACAACAAGCGACACAAGGATTGATGGCGACCAGTCCGCAGTATGGGCAACTCGCCAATCTTGCTACTTCTGGTCTGGGCGCAGGTCTGGATCCGACGTTGACCGGATTATACGGTAATGTCATGGGACAGTTGCCTGCGCAACAGGCAGGCTTGTATAATCTTGCTGCGCAAGCGGGTCAACAACTGCAGCCGATTAACCAGCAGTTGCAAACATTGGCGGGACAATCCCAAGTCGGCACGAACCAGACCGTGGCGCAACTTGGTCAACTCCAACAGAATGTTCTAGCTAATGCGCGAAGCGATATTTTCAACGCGACCAAAGGTAACGTAATGAGTGCGTTGGGAAACCTCGATCCGCTCACCCAGCAGTTGCAGACCACCGCGCAGCAGCAACTTGCACTTGGCGGGAGCATGTCGCCGCAGATGACGGCAGATGTCGCCCAGCAGGAACGCGCAGCCTACCAGGCCCGCGGGATGCTCCAAGGTGCCGGTTCAATCGGTGCCGAGATTATGGGAACCCAGCAGATGCAGCAGCAACTCCTGGGGCAACGCGAACAGTTTGCTTCCGGAGTCAGTGGACTGGTTCAGAACGAGCAGCAACAACGGACTGCCAATGCTCTTGGACTGACCTCTACCGATATCGCGGCTACGCAAGCCAACCAGCAACTGGGCGGCCAGATCGGGCAAGCGATCGCCGGGATCCAGCAAGCGAATATCGGAATGCAAAGCGGTCTCCAGGGACAGATAGCGCAGAATCTTCAGAACGTTACCCAGCAACAGGCAGCGTTGCAAGGCCAGGCACTTGGCGCTTATCAGAGCGCGATTTCGCAAGCGTCCGGACTTCAAGGCGCAGCGTTACAACAACAATTAGCACAACAACAACTCGGCGCGAATGCGGCGCAATATCTTACCGGAGCGCAGCAAAACCAATTAAATGCGATCTTGGGTTACGGCCCGACTGGCGCAGCTCTGGGAAGCGCAGGCATGACCCAGTCATCTACAGGTGGACCTGCCTTGTTCCAGTCCAGCGGTATGCTGGGCTTAGTGAACCAGAATACGATGGCTGCCTACAACGCTAACATGGCAGCGCAACAGATGAACGCACAATCAGCCGGCGCAAGCAAGGGTGCGATGATCGGGGCTGGTGCCAGTATCGCAGGCGCGTTGATCGGTGGCGTGGCGCTGTTTTAGAAAGAGCCCTATGTTAACCGTTCCCGTTGAGATTCGAAACAGCGAAATCCACGGGCAGGGCGTCTTCGCCAAGTGCGATATCCGTCAGGGCGCGATTGTCTGGCAGTTTACTCCCGGCCTTGATCGGGTGGTATCGCTTTATGCTGTTGAGAGTGCCGAACCTCGCAGCAGGAAGTACGTCCTGGAACGAGGCTTTATCGATCCCATCGAACCAGACGATGTCGTCATCTGTGTCGATGCGGCCCAGTTCATGAATTTTCCGCCAGAAGGGATCGCGGCTAATACAGAACTCGGAGCCATACTCGACGGACAACACTTGCTCCTGGCCGCTGAAGATATTCTTGCCGGCACCGAGATTACCGTGCCGCCGGGAAGCGATTTGGATTACGTTCGCAAAATGAAGCAGCATGAAGCTGAACGAAAAGATTGAGGAGACGCTTGGCCTCATCCGCGAGGAGCTTAAAGCATATGGGCATCCGGTGCTTCTCTGCTCATTTGGCAAGGATTCTCTGACGCTTCTTCATCTGTTGCTGTCGCGAAATATCCGGATGCCGATCATCTATTTTGCGGATCCCTGGTTCCCTCGTAAGAATGCTTTTGCTAATCGCGTCATCGAACAGTGGAACCTCGAGGTCCACAATTATCCGCCGGCCAAAGTATCGTTATTGCATAGTCCGCAGATGGTTGCTCTGGTGAGCGAGTATCAGACAGGCGAACACGCCAGTGCGGCAGTCTTGAAAAATGCCTTAGAGTTCAAGGACGGCGACGATCCGGACCAGTTTATGTGCGGAGTCAATTTCCTGATGCGCCCGTGCAGTGTTTTCGTTTTCCCGTGGGATATCGGCCTGGTCGCGCATAAAGACTGCGACGAAGACCAGATTTTCGGCCTTGTGCCGTTAAAGTCCAGGTTGGTTTATCGGGACCAGGGACCGGACTATCTGTTCCCTTTAAAGGAATGGAGTCATAACGATATCTGGGATTACATCGAAGAGTTTAATGTTCCATTCCAGGCTGACCGGTACGATATCAGGAACCGATGCGAATGGCCGGATAAGACTACTAACTCCGACTGGTATCCGACTTGTATCCGGTGCATCGATAAACGGCGAGCTGGGGAGGAAGTTTATTGTCCGAAAATGAAAGGCTATATCAAGAACGTCTCAGGCGCAGCACCGGAATACGGCTGGACTGAGGCGCAGATGCAATTCCGTATCGAGAAGAAAGGATAATTTCTATGCAAATGGATCCGACTCCACCGCAGTTCAATCTTCAATACAACGTCAGGCCGATGGACATTGGCAGTGGTTACGCTGCCGGGATTACAGAGGCTGGTAAAGCGATCGGAGGCGCAATCTCAGGGGTATCGCAACTCATGCAGCAACGGCAGGACGCAACCGACACGCTTAATGCGATGCACGGGAGCGGAATGCTTAGTGATGACCAGTACAAAGCCATTGCTGGAAAAAGTCTCGGCGCGCAACAGTCGATGATTGGCATGTACGCTAATAGCTGGATTCAGCAACAAGCTCAGTCCCGCGAAATGCAAAAGATGGGCTATGGCGCGAACTTGGACGTTTGGAAACAACATCAGGCACTCCTGGACGAAATATCTAAACTTAAAGCGACACGACCGCAAACGTTGCCGATGAACGTGCAGCAACCGCAGCAGCAGCAACCGGCGCCTAGAGCGTTGCCGCCCAACACGGCACCACCAGTCCAGCGAGCACAAGCTGTTCAACAGCCTCCACAATATAGAATTGGACCGAATTGGACTGGGCAACTTCCGCAAGTTTATAAAAGTGGTTCCATGGCGGTAAATGGAAAGCCCACGGCAGGGATTTTAGTTCCTTCGCAACAAAGCGCACCTATCGGTGGGCAACCCGTTGATTGGACGTTCCATCCATATGGCTGATTACGGTACTTTCACAGAAACGCAGCCTCAATTTGGCACCTTCACTGAGGCGGAAAAAAATCCTGATATGACTAGGCAGGATTCGCATAGCTACGCTGTCGCAAGAGCGACCCAGCAGGTTAGGGATTTGGCTGCGATGGCTCCGACCGCCCAGCCTACCGTCGAGAAGATGCAGGACCTCTACGATAAAGCGTACTCGGATGCGGAAGCTTTCAAGAAGAGCCAGGTCGAAGCGACCCTCGCGCAGCAACGCACACAACAACAAAAAATCTGGGAATTGACTCCTCAAGGCCCAGGCGGTCTTAGTCCGACTCAGGTTGAAGCGGCTCAACGTGCGCAGATCGCCGAACAGCAAGAACAATGGAAAGAAGGACCGAGTGCAGTAAGGGCGGCATTATCCCAACCAGGCGGATTAGCAGGAGGCAAAATCGCAGCGGAGCCGAAAGAAGCTGGGGATAAAATAAGTGCGATAGCGGTGGATTTCGACGGACTCAATCGACTCGCTCAATTGCATGACCAGATGACTGCAAACGCGCCTTTGGAGACGGGCGGTATTTTAAAATCGTGGCTGGGCCATAGCAGGGAGGCTGCGATCAATACCAGTTCTGATGCCAGAAATTATTTTCAGTTAGCGGACCTTCTGACGCCTACGTTCGGCAAAGGTATTCAGGGCGATCTGCCCGCCGCGACGACCAAGGCGAACATCATCGAGATGATGGATAAAAACGTCATCCCTAATGAAATCGATAATGCGCCTAGCGCCCATAATAAGTTTTTCAACCTCTACAACCAGGCTTATGACGTTCTTTCAAAGACTCGGGATCAAATGAAGGTTGCGGGCCAGGATACGAGTCGCATTAATGACCTTCTGGTCGATGGCGGAAATTGGCTGAAAGCACATTCAGGCTGGGATCCGGTCAGAAGTCAGCCTCTCGTCCAACCTGGAACCTCGCCTCAGAATAATCAAATTGTCAATGCGCAGGTCAACGCGGCGATCGGTGCGCAACAGAATGCACAACAAGCTCAGGCAGCTCTGCCTCCCAGTCCGCGTCCCAATGCTCAAGTATCGCTGGCACCGCCTGGCTATGGTGCGCCTCCAACCCCTCCTCAGACTGTTTATCCCCAGATCTCCAATGACCCTGGAACGCCTGGAGCACCAGCAGGAGTGCAGTGGTTGGTCAATGCTGGTAGACAGGCAGGGCCAGAGATAGCTCGAGGGGCAAATGAAATAGGGCAATTCCTGCAATTCCTCTCTCCAAAACAAGGTGGTCCTTTAGCTGCGGGAGCTCTGCCGCCAGATATGTCTGCGCCTAATCCGCTAATGTGGGGTCGATAAAAAATGGCCGACGAACTCTCAATCGATCCCGGTCTGATACTTGGCTCACCTGGCGCCGCACCGCGGGCGGAACCGGTAACGATTCAGGACTTGAGCCAATATCTTAGCAATGCCGGCAGGACTTCCGCCGTTACAACTGGTCCCGCGACACTGGATATCAACACTCCGATATTCAGTAACCTTGCTCAATCGCGATCTGGCTTTGCGAAAGAACTGCAAAACCCTGAAAATCGTCGCCTGTTAATCGCAAGTATCAGAGCGGAAGTAGGCGACCAGGGAGATGAAGCAAGGCTGGGGTACACCGAGAGCGTGATGAATCGAGCATTGGCCTCGAATCGTAACCTCCAGAACACGATTATTGACCCATACGATTCACGCACCGGCAAAGGCTACTATCCGCCGAGTACGATGAACCAGTTAAACAGGTCGGTGAGCGATAAAGAGTATGCCCAATACAATCCGATTATCGATAAGGCATTAGGCGGATCGAATCTCTCAAATCTCGCCACCGGAAACGAATCCGGTCACCTGCATTCGATGCCGGTTACGTATGACCCTGGCAGCGGCGAACGTTTCGTCGATGAAAAGCCGTACAGCGATTGGCGCGTCCGGCAGCAGCAAGCTTTATCCAATCCACCTCCGCAGCAGTCGGCGCAGCAGATTCAGCCGATCCAGCAGGTTATTCAGAATGATGTTTCTCCGACGATGGATTTAAGCAGGTATCTCTCGCATGGCTGACACTCTGCCAATCGTTCCAGGTTTCTCCGACATTCCGCAGTCCGCGGCACCGGCTACTGCCGACACGGTCGCGGCCCCCACTGAGTCGCAACCGCGGGATGTCAGCAACGATCCCGTCTATATCGTCCACGCCCAGCATTACGGTTTTGAGGGTGACAAGGGCGAAGATCTCCATTCCAAGAACGGAGTCGGCGACTGGAATAATCCGCTTACAAGCGGTTCTTCGATCGCCCTGAGTCCGGACATGGTCGATCGGTTTGGCGCGAAGCCAGGCGAGCAATTCATCTTTACTGGGCGCGATGGTGTGCAGCGTCCGTTCACTTTCGGCGCGACCACTAACGACAATTTGCGCGGCACAATCGACGTTTACGATAAGGACGGGCAGACGGGCGAGCTGGGGCAAGGCACGATTTCGCGCCCCGGCGCCAACGGTCCTCGCATCCCGGCGTTACAGACCAGCAACACCGAAATTCAAAAACTCCCCCTCTCCTTTGGTTTGCGTGTCGCAACGCCCGACGATGTCGCCAATGTCGATCAGTACATTCAGACCGGCGGCGATCCGAACGCGTTGCCGCTTAATGACCGGCTAGCTGTCGCGATAGCTAAGAATCCGAACTTCTTTAAAGAAAATCCGGAAGCGTATTATCAATTGATCGCCAAACCGTTGATGGCGCAACCATGGCAGAAGAACTTCAACGACATGATGAACGGTCTTTGGCCTGGATTGCTCAGAGCCGGTGGCGATGTCGTTCAGGGAGTTGGAAACCAACTCAACCTGCTCAAAGACGGCGCCGAGATGGCGGTTCGGAAAGCCACGGATAACACGCACGATCCAGGGTTTCAGACGCTCCAATCTAGAACGGCAAGCGAAATGGCAACCAGTGTACAAGGCACCGGAGATGCCTTGAGCCAGGCGTCGAGCATGCTAACGGGCCTCTACAACGGCCTAATCCAAACCCCTCGACCGTTATTCGAAATGGCGGCCCAGGATCCCCAGAGCAGAGAGGAACTGGACAGGCAGTTTGCGCAAAGTACACTCGACACGGCAAGCCTTCAGCAGGGACTCGCAACGGCTGGTAGCCATCTGCGTCAATGGGTTGGTCAGGCTTATCAAGCAGTCGGTCAGAGCGAATTCGGCAAAGAGTTGCAGACCGCTCCCGTGAATCAGTCGGCCGCCGCAGGCATTGCCACTGTTCTTAATCCGATCAATTACGCTGGCGAACTAGCGGGCGCGGCAGCAACCGGTGCGCTTAAACCCATGTTCTTTGAGAAAGGGATGCAGGCGATGGAGGACGTTGCCGGCGCATCCGCTCTCAAGGGCGGCCTGGATGCTACGCAGATGCTGCCTAAGACGCCGGAAGCGAGTGCGGCTAATGCCGGCTACGTCGAGACTCGCAACGTGATGTCGCAACTGGCGCCCGCGCAAAGAGCGGCCACTGAAGATCTCGCGCAGAAGACTGCGAACCTTAACGCCCAGATAACTAATCTGAACAAGATTGCAGGCGATCCCGGTACGGCCGCCTCAATGGCAAACACTGTGCTCCAGGCAACCGGGAACGTGGCGCAGGCTGCTGGCAAACTTCCGGAACTGGGTGAAGCAGTCAAAGACAAACTGACCAACATTGTTTCACTAGGCATTCCCGGTGTAAAAAAGATCGCCTCCTCAGTAATCGATAAGGTTGTCGATTACGGAGTGTTTGAGCATTTCGGACCTGTCGGAACCGCGATCTCGACGACCCTGGAGCATTTACCGGAAATTGGCGATGCCGTCAGTTCTCTCTCTAAAGTGATGGGGAAAGAATTAATGGTCGGCGAAGCCACGATTCCTTATTGGACTCGCGTGGCGCAAGGCAGTCAGTACATGCCCAAATGGTTAGCTGCCACCCTTGACCATCCGCTTATGCAGACCGCGACCGCAGCGGCCGGCGGAACAGCGGCCGGCGCAGCAACCGGCGCGGTGCTTGGCGGTCTCCAGGGCGAAGGAACCTCTCCTGGTGGTGGCTGGCAAGGCGCAGCCGGCGGCCTCGTCCAGGGCGGTATATTCGGGATGGCCGGTGGCGGATTCGGGCAATGGCAGAAATTTTCTGATCCCGCCCAGTATTTTCTCCAGGCCCGCGGCGATTGGAAACGTTACCGGGACACGCTCAATACGAACAAAGTTATTCCGATGCCGGAGCCGATCGGTGAACCACCCAGACCGGCCGGCGCGCCACCGCTATTAGGCAGTGAGCGCGACAATTTCGATCGTCTCTCCGCGTCGAACCAGCTTCTTCTCGCGCAGAACGCTTCGCATTTTCCAGGCTTGCGAGTCGATTATGTCAACGATCCTCAAGGCGCCAACGGATTCCATTATTTCGATAATGCCGGCCGTAGTCATATCCAGATAAACCTCGCAAATCCAGATTCAGTCGTTCGCGGTGTCATGGCGCATGAACTTATTCACGGAGCCACGCATAACGGGATCTTGCCGGATCTCTACGATAGTCTCTTGGGCAATCCGACGACGGGCGCTACAGGTCAATACACCGCTCTTGGGCCTGACGAAAAACCTCTTGGGATCAATCAAGCCACCGATCGCTATTACACCAATCAGACGTTCAACAATCTGGCAGCCGAGTACAAAAACAAGATGCAGCAGAATGGGCTGCCGACCTCGCACCTGACTGACTTCGACATCGCCAAGGAGCTCTACGCTGAAGGTGGCGTGGATTACATGCTTTCGGGTGCGCCAATATTGGATTCCAATAGTGCGTTTCGACCTCTCATGGCGAACAAAGCAGCGATTAAAACCGCTCTCGCCAAGATGGGCTATACCGTCGATGAAAGCGGCAAGCTGCTCTCAGCTCCAGGCGGAAGAGTATCCGGTACAGGTTTGTTCACCGATCTCCAGCGTAATCCGATTTATAACCAACTCGCTCAGAGCTATTTCAAAACCACTCAACGCGAAGGTCAAATTGATTCAGAGGAAGCTGTCACGCACCGGTTCACTCGAGGTGACATGCAGAATCCGAATGTCGCCAATACCTGGCTGACTAACGCGGCTGAAATTGTGCGTAATCCGGACGGGACCGTACAACGCAACCCTCTGACGGGTGAACCGATCTATCGCACGGCCAAAGAAGTTAAGGAGTACAATGCCAACTTCGCAAACGCCGTCCAGAGCGGTTTGGAAGCATTACCGGAATCGCAGCGGATGGAACTTGGGATGCGGACCACCACTGACGAACAAGGAAAACAGAACACCTTTGTCCGCTATCTACCGGATAACATTCTGGATTCATTGGCTGGCACCAACCAATACAATCCGCATCAAATCGCTTCGCTGCGCCTGCTATCTCGCGTCCTCGCAGATAAAGGACAGCCAGGCATGGAGATGCGCCTGTTTTATCACAAGGCATTAGGCGCCGGCAAAAAATACGGCCAATTCGAAGGCACTGAGAAAACCGCTGTTCCTTATGGTTTGGAAATCAGCAAGGATAACAATGTCAACATCAAGTCAATCGATTTCAATCAGCTTACCCAGAACTATCAGCGCATGGCGAAGCGCGACCCGTTTCGCGGTCTCTGGGCTAGCCCAAGTGAGTTTACCCAGGACGCGCATACCTACTTCACTAATCATGCCAACGGGCGCCCTGGCGCCGATGCGATCGGCGTAGACAAACGCAACGCCATTAACGCCCTGAGTAACCTCGATGTGGTAGGGCAACGAGACGCTAATCCACTGGTCGATCGAATGCCGGCGAGCGTGCGGCCGATTGTTAAATCTTACCGGATCGACCGCGCAAACCAGATCTCGGCAACCGGCGCCATCCGCCCATTCATCTCGGAGGATCAGTACTACCAGATGAAGCGCAACTACATGCCGGGCGCGGAGCAGGTCAGTTATGCGCCTCGAGGGACGCCGACCGCACCGGAAGCTCCTCCAGACAAGACCGCGATCCCGGTCAGCTATCGGACAACCAGCAGTGGCAAACAGGTGCCAGTAGAAATTCCATATGATATTGCGAATGCACCACTGGTGGCTAACAAACAGCCGACCGGCCTCTCCAAGGATTCGCCAAACGATTTCTCGCACGTTGATTTCATGGGTAAGCTTGATCAGCAACGCCTGACTCACTTGGATAACGCCAGTGCAACGGGAGCGTTCGCCAAGAAACTCGTCGCCGAATACGCCAGGTGGAAAGATAATCCGGATGTGATGGCAGCAAAGACCTGGTACACCGATGTTCGTGGTCACCTGGAAACCGCTTTTGGCAAAGACGCGGAACTCTTTGCGCATCTGCTCGCAGCGACTTCTCCTCAGCAAGGAGTAGTAGAAAACTGGCATGACGCCCTAGAAGCTTATCGGCGGTACAAACTCGGCGCCTACGATGGTGCCATACAAAAGTTTCAGGATACGGGCAAAATCACGGAGGACATGAAGCCCAAAAAAGAGAACGGCGCGAAGTTCGGAATGAATTCCGATGCTGTCTTAAAAGTGCTAGCTGGTACGTGGCTAGACAGTGTCAAGGGCCCGAAAACGCCGAACTTCTTCGATAATCTTTTCGGACGCGGGACCGACGCGACAATCGATGACTGGGCTGCGCGCACGATGCGCCGGCTGGGCTACGAAAATGTCAAAGGTGCTCCGGCGCAATGGCGTATTCAGCCAGCATCCAAGTCAGGAGTCAGCAATCTGGATTTCGCGTTCAGCCAGGAAGCGTTCCGGCGCGCAGCCGATAAGCTGGGAATGGATTCGCATGAACTTCAAGCGATTCTTTGGTACGCCGAAAAGCATGAATGGGCGGAACGAGGTTGGGCTAAAGGAGGCGCGCAAGCCGCGAAAGCTTCCTACGTGCCAATGCTGAAGTCGCTTGCCGAAAACGTAAAAAGCGGCAGACCGCTTATGGAAGCGATTGCTGCCGCCGGGAAGCAATAAAAACTTACTTGTTGCCTCGTTCGAACTCTTCGAGTTCCTGTGGCCCTTCGCCTTCTTTGTATTCCGGTCGCGCCATTTCAGTCATAAACTCCATGGCGTCATCGCCGAGTTTAGCGCGGAGTTCCTCGTAAGTTGGGACTTTTTCGGGTACTGGCATAAATTTTATTTGTGAATGTTGACGATCAGGAAATAAACCATTGCCAGCGTACCAAAGAAATAGGTCACCTGCAGTCCGATAAACCATCGAAGCGCGATGATTTCGCGTTCAACGATGAACTGCTTCAGGTCGCGTTCAAGATTGGCGAGATCTCCCTTGGTCGCTGGCAGATTGATGTCTGACATCTTTAATGACGAGGATAAAACTCAAAAAACAATCCCCAAAGAAGCAATCCCAAAGTGATGATTTGCATACCGATCATCCAACGCAACTGTTCAGCCAACGCTTTGTGAAATTCCGCACGCAGATTGGCTAAGTCTTCCTTGGTCGCCAAATGGCGAAGTTCAGCCTCGATTTCTTCGTTGGTCATTCATTACATTCTGACGGGCTTGAGCTTCCAATATTGTAAGATGCGAGTAACACCGAAAGATTAAGAAGGCGAGCAATGGGATACCAAGAATCGGAGATCCAATCGCTAAAGCAGTCGCGAAAAATAAGAGTGCGACACCTCCCACTACGGCTAACGGTGTCGCGACTACGGTGAATAGATCGACGCTAAACTCCCTTGATGGGACAGGTTTCTTGTAATTTTCCCGCGACCACCCTTCCCACGCATATTTTTGATGTTGTGATCGCGGAGCGGATTCTTTCGGTTTCGCCGGTTTCGCCGGTTTCGGCGCTGGTGGCGGTGATGGCGTAGATGCCGGTTTCCGCGGAGTCGTATGGGTTCCTTTAGATCTATCTAAAAAATCGTATCCGCTGATTCCGCGTTTACGAAGCGACGCTATCAGAGCTTGAGCAGCTTTATCAGCTTCAGCCGCTGCACTTGCTTTGTCCAGAGCACGCAGCAAAAGATTCTGCTCTCGTTCAGTCAAGGTCATCGATCCCATATTGATTTAAGTATACGGTTATTCAAAGCCTTTCTAAAGTAAAATCTGCACTCGCCTCGAGAGGCATTTTGTGGCACGATTCTGTTCCAAGATGCCAACCTTGGAGTTGCCTAATCTGGCCGCTTATCGGTTCCAATCGCAGAATACGCCGCCACCGATCGCCAGAGCATTTACTGGCGTACCGATGGGGCCCCCAGCGCAGGCGCAAACCCAGACCACCTGTTCGCCGGGATGCGTTCCGCCAGGCTTGAATCTGTGCGTCGAACAAGGCGCCACGCTCAATAGCCAGATCAAACTGATTGTTACCGATATTAACGGCGTCAGCCAACCCCTCGATATTACCGGAGCCGAGTTCGCCTTTACGGCCAAGACCGATATCAATCTGCCCGACACGGATCCGACCGTCATCGAGGTTGACTGGACTGAGACCAGTACGCCAAAGGCCGGCACCACCTGGTTGACGGTTCCCTCGACCGTAACCAGTACCATGAAGGCGATCCCGTACTTTTATCAGGTCAGGATGATCCAGTCGCCCACGTCGCCTACGCCGATTGTTACGCCGCTTTTCAGTGGCACGCTCACTGTCATCCAACCGGTTTCGCCGCGAGACTAATGAGCAAGGTCCAATGGTGGCTCAATCGCCGATGGGGACTAGGAATTACTGATCCCTTTCCGCCAAGTCTGACTTCGCTTGCACCCAATACCGTCGCGCACGGGAGCGGCAATCTGGCGGTCACAATCAACGGCAAATATTTTCTGCCTGGCGCGAAACTCAAATTCGGCGCGTCCAATTATACGCCGGCATACGTGAGTCCGACTCAGCTAACGGTGACGATACTGGCCGCGGACTTAACTACGGCCGGCAGTAAACAAGTGACCGTCACCGATCAAAACAACCGCTCCAGCAACGCCCTCACCTTTACGATCACTTAGGCGTTGGGCTGGTTTTCGGTTCCTGTGCTCATAAGCTCCTTACCAGCCGGTGTCGGCGGTGTAGTGAATACCAATCCATTGAGATGCAGCCGCCGCAGCACCAATAGTTAAATATCCAATACCTTTGGTATCACAGTTTACTGCCGTAACAGTATTATGTACGCCTGTTGACACGTTAAGTGCACCCATCTGAGCCCCACTATTAGGATCCCAGGTGGTCAAGGTAGGATATTTAGCTAATTCTCTCTCAAACAGCCCGAATCCCGTTACGTTTGTGGTAAGACTTGCGGGAATAAATCCACTTCGATAGTAAACATTATCTGCCGTTCCTGGCTTTATTGAATAGGCTTGCGATTTCTGGAAGTAACGCTTACAGGCCCAGAGATTGTTGTCGAACGGACAATCGATCGGGGTGGTGCAGACGGGGCCGGGTTCGTGTTGGCAAAATGCACAATCAAATGTGCTATTAACGGCCAAAGATGCGAAATTAGTGGCTCCTGGCGCTCCGACATATGAACCACTGCCCCACACATCGGTAGCCGGAGCTGTCATCGTACTTCCAGCAGCCAGATTTATTCCCCAATAACAAGTTAAAGCGCCAGCAGTAGTGTTCCAACTGCCACCTGCATCCCAGATCGGTAGATTCGGAAGTGAGATCAAAGTCCAAGTATTGGCATTAGGTATTGTGCAGAGCTTAACTAAACTGCGGCTGACTGGATTAGTGTCGCGTAGACTGAAAGAAAATTTAAAGTTCGCTACACTGCAACGTACCAGTAAAGAAACAGAATGAACATCATTGAACAATTCCCGTTGAGCTGGACCTTCCATTTGCTGGTAAAGGTCAATTTCTTCTGTAGCAGCCAGACTAGCTTGAGTCGTTGTTAAGGTGATTCGGCGGTAATAATTAGTGATATTAAAATTAGTCCCAGGCACTTGAACAAATCCAGTGGCACGATTTGAACTGATCCGCCCGGTCGCTAGGTTATTGACAATATACCATCTGTCTTGGGATTTGCCGGAAGCTGTTACAGCGGCCCCCACATTGACTTGATCCACCTCGAAGGTGGGGTTGCCCACTGCCGAGAACGTACGTTGGCGGACACTCCAGATCGTCGGCGTAACCGCGTTAGCCAGGTTCTGGCAAGTGTTGGTCCCGTCTACGAAATCTGTGGTGTTCCCGCTAAGTTGCGCTAGCAGTCCTCTAGCTGATGCGCTCGCACTAGGAATCTGATCACTGCCGGTGACATGGCTGGCTTCATGCGCAGCGGGTGCAAAGACCGCAGGCTTATTAGCAACCTGACTCCAGTCCGGAGCGATCGCGTCACTACCACCCAGGTTATGGGTGGTAGCGTGTGAGGTCGGCGGATAAGTCCCCGGTTTATTCTGGACCTGACTCCAGTCGGGAGCGATCGCGTCGGTCCCACCTAAGTTATGAGTGGATCCGTGAAGACTTGGCGGAAAGGTTGCAGGCTTACCGGTGATTCCGCTCCAAGGTGCCGCATTGGCAGTGGTTGCCGTCGTCGCATTGGTAGCATTCGTTGCGCTCGTAGCTGCGTCGGCGTACTGCGCGTGATCGACCAAATTAGTGTTGCTCTGTCCACTGCCTGGCGCATAGACGCTCTTCTGCATGTCGCCAACTCCAGCCGGACCCTGCGGACCTGCGGGACCGGTGGCTCCGATTGAGCCCTGTGGACCTGCGGGACCGGTGGCTCCTTGTGGTCCAGTTGGGCCGGCGACTCCTTGGGCGCCAGCCGGTCCAGTTGGACCTTGTGGACCTACACCTCCAACAGTAGCTCCAGAATTAATAACCGTGCCTGAACCAGTGTTACCGGTGTATCCCAGGTTCTGCAAAGTAGCGACATTGCCGGCAATCGATACCGTCGAATAATAACCGGCGCCTTGAATATAGAGAATCAATCCTGTCGAAAGTCCGGAAGCACTAGCTAAAGTGACTCCCACGTTAGCGTTTACGGCTGGGACGGTGAAATTAGCTGAAGTGGTTGTCGCGACAGTGGTTCCTGCTGGGCCAGGCGGGCCTTGAGTACCGGTGACTCCTTGGATCCCTTGTGGTCCAGTTGGGCCAGTGACTCCTTGTGGTCCAGCAGGACCGACCGGACCGGATATCCCTTGTCCTCCGGGTGGTCCTTGCGCACCTGCTAAACCTTGGCTTCCGGTTGCGCCCTTTGGACCTGGCGGCCCCATCGGCCCAGCGCCAGTGGCGTTGAATTGCAAGGTTACGTCCACAGGAGTCAGGTCCACCGTGAACTGCGGCGACTCCCAAGTAACCGTCATGTCTTCAGTCGGCATCTTTTTTGTCCTCGATAACAGTTGCTTTGGCTCTGGGGAGAGATTCAAAAAGTGCCTGGAGTTCTTCGCGGGTCACTACGCGTTTAGTCTCGGTGCGTTGGGTCACACCACCGCTTAAGAGTTGCGCCTTGTCGATCGTCTGCGCCAGTGCCTGCGCCAGGCGCCCAGTAGGCAACTCATGCGCCTCGCGTGCCAGTCGTTCACTCATTACCTGCACGCTTTCAAGCAAGTTATCCAGAACCACTTCCTTGATCTTCTGAATCGATTGCGGATGAAGCTGCCGGATCCGGCGAATTACGTCATCGCCAATTCCAACGTACTTGTTGATCAGTTGGCAACTGTACCCATCCGCGAGAAGTGTCAGGATTTGCTGGTATTTGACCGGCATCCGGGTGGCGACGATCCGCACCTTGGCCTCAGTCACATCATGAGGATTCGCGTCTTGCGGTATCTCTGAAGTCCAATCGATTTTCTTCCAGGGATCGCGTTCCTTGGTTGCGATGCGCACTCACGCATTGTGGCATTTTGTGGCAAATGAATCAACCTGACACTCTTGCGATTGTTCTGATTAACAGCTAGCTTGAATCAGATGATAAATCCAACGGGCCATAAAGTGCACTTAAACCTCGATCGGGAGGATGAACCTGACGAACTGGATTTGGTGTACAGCGACTTGGAAAAGGCGCAATTGAATATCAAGTTTTTGAAGGACTTATGCCTGCAAGCGGCGGATGCGCTGGAGGAAGAATTTGGCCCTCCAACCGATCCTGCTTACGGAGTTAAGGGACCGATACACCAACTGATTGCAGAACTGCGAAAGGCGGCAGAGTGAATGGCGAATATCCAAGCATCGTGCCGGAACTTTCACTCTATCGAGTGGAAGCGGAGTTAGCTGCGACTCAAGCCGAACTGGCTGGGGCGGATAAAGTGATTTCCAATTTGAAAGTGCTGTGTCAGCGAGCGGCGGATGCGCTGGAGGAAGCTGAGCCAATGGTGCGGGAACCTGTTCCGGATACAGAGATGCACTCGGACTGGATAAAGCTGATCGATGAATTGCGAAAGGCGGCAGGGTGAAAGGTGGTGTCAGAGAAGGTGCCGGCCGACCAGCTACTGGCATAAAGAAACAATTGGTGGCGCTTAAACTGCGCAACGAGGTTGCTAACGCCCTTCGTAGCGCAATCCCGGTTAAACAACGTTCGGCCTTTATCGAGGCGCTGATCGTTAAGGCGCTCGAGCTTTAAGCTGCCGTGCGATACTCGCGCATTCGCGTTGCACGTAAGCCAGATCCCGGTAAACATCCTCGTGCCATTTAATCGTTGTCGCCAGTCCGGGCGCATAATCGTAAGCGTGTGCGCAATCGAACCCAAACCACCAGACGCGATCCGGTTCGCCTGGCGCCGGGTTGTGACAGATTCCATGCTCTTTGTCATCGTGCGCGCATAAGCCCGAAAAGGTCAGCCCGCCGTGGGCCTTAATATCGACAAGTTCGTCATCGTAATCTTTCCGGAAATACGGATGGCTTTCCGCGACTCCGACATAGCCACACCAGTTACCGAGTGTCTGATGCCTCACTGCAAGACACGGTAGACCAGTCTGGCGATCCGGCCACTGCACCTTGTCCGGTTCATTATCCCAAGGACCGGGACCAAACTCTGATTTATCGAGGTAAGTGTATTGGAGCGTTTCCATATCCGTTGAGAATCATTTGTCCTTCAATCATGCATGACAGAGAGGGATCCTCGCAAAGAGCCAGGATTGCCTGTTCCAATTCCGCGTCTTGTTTGCGGCGGTAAGATGGAATCAACCTCAAGAGTTTTTCGTAGATGGTTCTGCGTCTAAATGAAATCATAAAAAAAGGTTCGGCACCCCAATGTACAGAGATGCCGAGCCTTAAACCTAAATTCGTTGTATTTACAAAATCAACCGGCAATCCGGACAATCTTCTCTGGCGCAACCAGCGGGCGAATATTGAAATAGGTAACGGCGTCTTCCTTGGTTACCCGCGGATTCTCGTAATGCTCGTGGATCATCACGGTGTTCATATGGCCCATCTCGTCCGCAGTCAGAGCTGCGTTCTGGTGCAAAGCCATATGATAAGAGCCAAAGGAGTGGCGCAGTCCGTCTTTGGGCCAACGAGAGAGTCTCGCTCGCTTTACGGTATCGCGGTGAAGCCGCGCACGGTTTTCTTCAGCCAACGGATCAACCGGCCCGCTTGCTCGCCGATAAGGTGAGAGCCACTCAAGGAGGTTATCGCTCATTGCCACCCAACGCGGCTGGGCAGTCTTGGTCTTGGTCGAATCGACCCAGAGCCGTTTCTGGTCCCAGCGAATCTCGCTCCAGTCCAGACGCCGGCATTCACTCGGACGCAAACCCGCGAAAAGCCCAATGGCAATCGCCGGAATCAACTCCTCGGGCCGCACGGCGTGCTCGAGAATCGCGGCAGCTTCGCTGGGACTAAAAATCTCCGGCTGTTTTCCGCTGCGATCCTTGAATTTCTTAATCTCGCTGCACGGGTTATCTTTTACCCAACCTTGATCACGAGCGAAACTAAATACCATTCCAATGTGCGCCTTGTAATGGTTCTTACTGGCCGGACTCATCCGCATAGCGGTTAAGGCCTCGCGCATTGCTAAGGTGGTGATGTCGCAAAGCTGAATCTCACCGAAAAGTTCTGTGAGTTTCTTCATCGATTTGTCCAGATTTTCGACGTAAGCCTCGCTGCATTCTTTGTTTTCAACTCGACGGTTGAGTTCGCGCCTGAACGAGGCGCAAGCAACTGGAAGCAGCACGCTCTTAGAGCGAACATCATGATGGGCGAGATAGAAATCGACCGCCTGCGAAAGATTCGCGCCGAGCGGATCGAGCCGTTGCTGACAAAGCTTGGCTTCCGCCCGCAGTTCACTTGAAACGCTCGCCAACTCCAGCCCAGCGTTGCGCAGCTCGATGTTGCGCAGCCGAGCGTGTTCTTCCGCCAATTCGCGGGTTGGGAAAAACGCCCGGATTCGTTTGCCGCCCAGCCGGCCTTCAACACGGTACTTGTTCAGTCCGTGCCTGTCCTCGTTAACTGTAAATGCGCCTTTGATTTTCTAAAAGTTCCTTTCCTGTTTCGGTGACTCAGGATCACCGCAAGAGGACAGTGGCACGGTTGTGGCACAAATACAAGTAATTTAAGCACCTTTAAGGACATTTAACGACATTCGGCTATTTAAGTGTTCCACGTGAAATAATCAATTAAAGCGCGTAAAATCAACGCTTTGTGCCGTTTAAGCGCAAACGCTCTGCCGCTATATAAGCCTGAATCGTGTTCACCTGTTTTCCCT